TGCGGTGATCGCTTTCATCGAGTTTGCGCAAGCAAATGTTCTTAACTAACGGATTAGTTTCAGGGAGATTTAAAATGTACAAATTAATAGTAGCTTACAAAACTTACGATCTTTTCAGTGCGTGGGATTATGTTACTCGCGAAGAGGACGATGTCACGGCATTCGAATATATCATTTCAAAATTTCGCTGGCATCACCAAGAACCGGAATACTTCAAAAAGCTAGTATTCTCCAAACTTAATGGTGATAAACGCCAATCTATCCAAGAACTTGGGGATTTGGAATTTGATGCATTAATTTTCGTTGACGAAAAAACTGAAAAAGTATGGCTCCGTTACCAAGATGAAACTATCTATCTAAGCGAATTCAAAACTGAAGAGGAGCGAAAGAAAGAGCGCTACCTGGAGTTAGAATCCAAATACTGCAAAAATCGATATCTCGAAAATCGCGAAGAACTCGATGAATTTCTAACTGCGTTAGAAGTTTTCAATGATCACGCAGATTTCGACGAAATCGAAGTTCTTACTTATCTTAAAGAAGATGTTAAGACTACTAAAAACTTCCCGATTTTGTTAGTTTATCAAACGCACGAAGAATATAATATTCCATATGATTACAATGAACATCATCATCGCTTCACTTTAGTAGACGATTCATTAGGTCGTTAATCAGTTTAATTTATTAAGATCTCCGCAATTGCGGAGATTTTTAAATATTAATAAACCCAATTTCTTAAAGGTAACCTAAATGTTAGACATCTCCATTCCTCAAGTTACCAGCAAATTCAAAACCGCAGATCAAATCTTAAGCTTTATGCAAACCAAAACGCGCATTGAAGCTAAAACAGACGGGGTTAAACTTACGCTGGTGAAAATCAACGATTCCGGTACTTTGGATGACTGGATCGTAGCCTATAAAGGTCAAATCTTCTATCGCGGAGAATTTGAGTACATCAAAGATACTGCTTTAGCGGATCAGGTAAGTATTGGCAACTCTCAATTCGATAAAGTTTTTGATCATTTAGAAAAACTAAAAGCTAGCGATTATAACAAAATTCCAAACAATACGGAAATCTTCTGCGAGTTTTTGGTCACCAAAAATACCGTAATGTCAGAATATACCAAAACCGGAACCATCATTGTTCTTGGATATGGTAAAGCTAAACCGGAGCTTCGATTTGGTAAACTTAAAACCAATTCTGAATCTTTCGAAACCGCAAACGTCAAAATGTACGCTGACGCGTTAAAATTGATTACTCCGCCAGTTCTGTTTGAGGGCGTTCTATTCCCTGCGGATACTATGTTGAATGGAATTAAAAACAAGGTATTGGCTAGCGAACTCAAATCTCGTAGAATGACTTTGAAATCTTTGGAAACGGATCCTTTAACCTACTTCAATACTTTAGTAGAAGCTTTTGTTAACGTAGAAAGCGAATTTGGTGGTAAGGAAGAAGGCATTGTGCTACATCAAGGTAATGCCATGTACAAAGCCCAACAAACCTACCAATTAGATAGATCTGCCAGAGCTGAGAAAAAGTTGCGCTGGATGGAAGATGATCCGAAAGCCGAGCAAGCTTATTGGGACGATGTATTAGAAGTAGCTCGTCAAATTGCCAACGATACTAAAACCCAAGATATCAAAACTGGATTGAACGAAATTGCGAAGCGCATCAAACAACTTAACTTTGAAGGAGTTCATTCGAAGAAAAATCAGGCTACGGTAATGGATGACATCCAAACTAACGCGAAGATGTTCTACTTGAAAGCGTTGAAAGGTAATAACGGTGGTTTGGTCTTTGGCAAATTTAGAATCTTGACCAATGGTCACGTCAAAATGATTGACAAAGCGCGCAAAGAATGTGATGAAATTGTAATCGGTTTGGTAACTTCTGCGGATACAAAAGATACCAAAGATTTGCGCTTGGAAGCATTGAAGAAAGCATTCCCAAATATCAAAATCATCGAATTGGTTTCCGGCAACATCTTTACTGCGTTGAAGAAAGCAGAGATCAACATCAATCACTTGTACGCTGGAAGCGATCGTAAAGAAGAGTATGAGCGCCAATTATTGAAAGCTCCAGGAATTGATGTGCAAGAGATTGAGCGATCCGATGCGGATATCTCGGCTACTAAAGTAATCCAAAACTTAGCAGATTACGCTTTCTTTAAACAAAATACTCCAAAAGCGGTTCATAGTTTGTATACGAAGTATCAAGAAGCTTATAGTAAATAAGGTAAGTTTTAATATAATAAACAATCTCCAAAATTTCGCGAAAGCGATTTCTTGGAGATTTTTTTTTTATTTTCATACTTGTAAAGTTTCGGTCACCAAAACTCAACAACTCTTAAAAAAAAAAATTTTTTTACATACTAAAGTAATCTATATTAATAACACTTAACTAATATTTTATCAATGGAAAGAAAGACAAATCTCGCTACTGGCGAAAAATCGACAGGTTCTCCAATCGATTTGCATAATGAAACGTACGAGAATCATCTTAATGTAACTCCACAGCACCCGGAAGGCTGGCAAACTCCGGAAGGCCACGAGTTTCAAAGAGTCAAGGTTGACAAAAACTTTTACTCAAACAAACTAACTAAAGTCAACGGAGTAGATGCTTTCAGCAAAGCTTCCAGCTTATACAAAGGAACCGGAGCTCTTGGAGAATTTTGGGTTGACCCAAAAGTAGATCCAAACACTGGGAAGGTTCCTCCGGGTAAGCCAGTATCTTACGATTATCCAACGTATCGCGGTCCCCGCGAACAACTAGGAATGACCCCGTATACGGGAAGATCGGTATATGATAAGCATCCTATTATTTCTCCGGAAGCTAACGGGGATGAAGAGACGATGGTTAACCCGGAAGCTATCCATACTACTTGGAGAGATTTGCGGGAGCAACTAAACCGAGGGGCTGGCGTTCGTACCAACAAATTCTTATTAGAGTTTACTATTCCTCTGCATGGCGGCGAGCACCCTTGGAAATGGAACATTCTTTGTAAAGCGACCAGTTTTCCACAGCGTAGCATGCATACGGCTAGTATGTGGAGATTTGGTCGAAAATACAATCTTCGTGGAGAAACCAACTTTAACGATACTTGGACTTTAACTTTCGAAGATGATAGTGCGCTTTTACTTCGTAAAAATTTGGACAGATGGTTCCGAGAAATTGATGATAGCCGTTTACAGCATACTGCATTGAACGTTTACAAAGATATGGGTAACCCTCAAGCTCGATTGCTAACTTTGCAAACTGATTTGTTTGAACGCGAGGATCGCGCGCCTTTCAATTTGGGTAATGTTTTCGATGATATCCAAACCGCATTGTTAAGACCAGAATACAATCCAAGTTTACCAAACTATCAAACGGATATTCGCGTTTATCAATTAGATCAAACTGGTAACAAAGTTATGGGTTACGTCATGCAAAATGCTTTCGTCAGTGATATCGGCGCGGTAGATTATGGGGATGACAAGCAAAACGAGCTCGTCACTTATCCGGTTACTTTCACTTACAGCGAATTCTTACCATTAACTGATAAAACGTTAGATCCTAAAGTTCGAGTGTTCAGATAACGCAGTGGCTCGATAAGAAAGTATAAATATTTGTATATTATAAGGAGAATTCATCTGAATGAAATTTACTGATGCGCTACAGGTTGCCTATCAGGTTGATTGGGGGCGTGCTAATAGTTTCGAGGTTTATTTTGCTTGGAACTATAAAATGCTCAACAACCCAAACGCTCCCGCGGATACCTTGTATTATGATAATGAAGCGAAGGGTACCGGTAACATTTTAGCTTGGTCACCAAAAGATAACGAACGTTTAAGCTTACACCTTAAAGATCTCCAATTGCCACAAATTGGAGCCGCGCAGCTCAATTCTTGGGTTGGTAACCGATGGGCTCATAACTATGGTTTACCGGATCAGTATAAGTTTAGTATGACATTTTACGATAATTCAAGCCTTGAATTTTATAAAATGTTCACAACCCAGTTTCGCGAACAAGCTTATCGCTATTTCGATGACTACACGTTCAACGTGTTTATTTCGAAAGATAGCGACTATGGGGACCAATACCACAACGACACCACGGGGCGCGGCCGGAATTCTTGGCGCGCTTCGCCAGTAATGTCTTT